AAGGAGTACTCACATGAGTGACAGAGTTTTCGGGCCTGAAGAAAAGGCGAAATTAACACAACTAGTAAATGAAGGCATCACTGTAATGCAGGAAGTTGATGACCTCAATGACGGTCTTAACGACACAATCAAAGCCATTGCAGAAGAAATGCAGATTAAACCAAGTGTATTGAAAAAAGCATTGCGTACAGCATACAAAGCAGACTTTGACAAGCACAGTGACGAATACAGTGAACTTGAGAACATCCTGGCTACTGTAGGCAAAATCTAAGTGCAAAAAGTAAAACAGTTCTGGATTAACAGTTACACCAGCGATAAGACAGCGTTCTGCTTTGAACTTATTAGTTTCATTTTCACAGTGGGTGCAAGTATGTTGCTGGCAGTAAATGCTGACAATCCAAATATGTTAATTGTATATCCAGGATTTTTTATAGGCAGTCTTACACAACTGTATGCAAGTTGGCGTAGAGGTGCAGCATGGATTATGTTGCTTACCTTCTACTTTGCATGCATTAATGTGTTTGGATATGGAGTAGCCGCACAATGGTGGTAGAAAAGAAACCCTACCAATGGTTGGCTTGGTTAGCAACAGCAACACTTGTAGTTGCTGCTAGTCTGGCAAGTTTTGTGCCTGAACTATATTTGCATCACTGGGCGTTTATTATTGCTAACGGACTATGGATTGCTGTGGGATTTTTATGGCGAGAAAATAGTTTACTTTGGATGAATATTCTGTTAACATTAATCTATATTATAGGATTATTTTAATGAGTTATGTAGACGCATATTTTGATAGAGAACGTGATCGTATCCATGTAGTGGAACGTGTAGATGGCAAACGTGAGTATAAAGAGTATAGTGCCAACTATGTGTTTTATTATGATGATCAACGTGGCAAATACAAAACTATTTTTGATACACCTGTAAGTCGATTTGCAACACGCAATCGCAAAGAGTTTCAGCGTGAACTAAAAATACAAGGAGACAAAGGCACATATGAGAGCGACATCAATCCAGTGTTTCGTTGTTTGGCAGATAACTATCTAGGAGCAGAAGCACCTAAACTACAAACAGCGTTCTTTGATATTGAAGTAGATTTTCACAAAGAAAAAGGCTACAGTAGTCCTGACGATCCTTTTAATCCAATTACAGCAATTAGTATATACTTGGACTGGACAGATACACTTGTAACACTTGCTATCCCGCCCAGTGGTATGACAATGGATACTGCTAAAGACTTGTGCAAGCGTTTTGACAACACATACCTGTTTACAAGTGAGGCAGAGATGCTGGAAGTATTCCTTGACTTGTTGGATGATGCAGATATTATAAGTGGCTGGAACAGTGAGGGATATGATATACCCTATACAATTAATCGTATTACCCGTGTGCTTAGTAAAGATGACAACCGCAAGTGGTGCTTGTTTGGACAACAGCCTAAAAAGCGCACATTTGAACGCTTTGGTAAAGAAAGCAACACATTTGATCTAGTAGGGCGTGTACACTTGGATTACATGCAACTGTATCGCAAATACACATATGAAGAACGGCACAGTTATACACTGGATGCTATTGGTGAACATGAACTAGATGAACGCAAGGTTGCATATGAAGGCACACTGGATCAGTTATACAATCAAGACTTTGAAAAATTTATTGATTATAACAGGCAAGATACTGCACTGCTTAACAAACTGGATAAGAAACTACGCTTTATTGATCTAAGTAACATTCTTGCACATGAAAACACTGTGCTACTAATGACTACCATGGGTGCTGTTGCACTAACAGAGCAAGCAATTATCAATGACGCACATAGTCGTGGTATGGTTGTTCCTAATCGTAAAAGCAGAGACGATGGCCCAAAGATAGTAGCAGCAGGTGCATATGTTGCGTATCCTAAAAAAGGATTGCATGATTGGATTGGTGCTATTGATATTAACAGCCTGTATCCTAGTGTGATCCGCGCACTTAATATGGGTCCAGAAACTGTGGTAGGACAACTGCGTCAGACAATGACAGAAAACATGCTTCGTGAAAAAACAGCAAGTGGTACAAGTTTTGCACAGGCTTGGGAAAATGAATTTGGCAGTAGAGAGTATCGTGCAGTTATGGCAATGGAGCGTGGTACTGAAATTACTATTGACTGGGAGAACGGTGACGAAGATACGCTGAGTGCATATGATGTTTGGCGTTTAATGTTTGATAGTAATCAGCCCTGGACGCTAAGTGCTAATGGCACTATCTTTACATATGAACGCAAGGGAGTTATTCCTGCGTTACTTGAACGTTGGTATGCAGAACGCAAAGTTATGCAGAAAGAACTAAAGAAAGCCAAGGATGAAGGCGGTGATGTTGAGTATTGGGACAAGCGACAGTTGGTTAAGAAGATTAACTTGAATAGTTTGTATGGTGCCATCCTCAATCCTGGCTGTAGATTCTATGACTTCCGTATAGGACAAAGTACAACACTTACAGGACGTTGTATTACAAAACGCATGGCTGAGACTGTAAATGGATTACTTACAGGCAAAGAAGAATACACAGGCGATGCTATTGTGTATGGCGATACTGATAGTGTGTATTTTAGTGCATGGCCAATGATGCGAGAGGATGTTGAGGCAGGGCGGCAAGAGTGGACAAAAGAGATTGTTGCACAACTATATGATGGTATTGCAGATCAAGTGAACATAGAGTTTCCTATTTTTATGGAACGTGCTTTTCATTGTCCGCGTGAAAATGGTGAGATTATCAAAGGTGGCAGAGAAATTGTTGCAACTAAAGGACTGTACATTACTAAGAAGCGTTATGCTGCACTGATCTATGACCTAGAAGGTTTCCGTTTGGATACAGATGGCAAGCCCGGCAAAGTAAAAGCAATGGGCTTGGATTTGAAGCGCAGTGACACGCCAAAAGTTATGCAGGATTTCCTTAGTGAACTACTACTGGATGTGCTTACTGGTTGTCAGCGCGAAGAAATTATTGAAAAAGTAAAAGAGTTTAAGAATACATTCCATGAGCGTCCGGGTTGGGAAAAAGGCACACCCAAGCGTGTTAACAACTTGACCAAGTACAGTGCAGAAGAAAAGCGACTGGGCAAAGCAAACATGCCAGGACACGTTAGAGCAGCAATGAACTGGAACAACATGCGTAAGATGAATGGCGACAAGTACAGCCAAGAGATTATGGATGGTGCTAAAACTATTGTGTGCAAACTTAAAAGCAATCCACTAGGATGTACAAGTATTGGTTATCCAACAGATGAAACTCATTTGCCACAGTGGTTTAAGGAAATGCCCTTTGATGACGGATTAATGGAAGCAACTATTGTAGATCAAAAAATTGATAACTTATTAAGTGTTCTTGACTGGGATTTGAAAGGTGCAACTCAAACTGCTAATACGTTTGATGATTTATTTTCGTTTGAGTAATATGCGCATATAAATACAGTAGAGGTATATTCGATGAAACTAGTGGATAAAATGATACTGCTTACTCGTATGGAACAAAATAACAATGATTACGAGTTAGATGTTGTTGCTGATATCCAAAAACAACATAGTTTTTATCAAGATCAAAAAAGATACCTTAAAGATAAAAGTTTATATGAACAAAGCCAGAGTATTCTTGCGGAAATGGAACAACTTCATTACAAGTATAATGAAACCCATAAACAAATAAAACAAAAAATATCCGGTCTTCTAAGAGACGAAGAAGTCAATATACTGCGCAAAGACTATGGCAGATTTGATGCCACAGTGCCCAGTTTTGAATTAATGGCAGAACGTGCAGCAACACTAACTGATGATTTAGTAAAAGAAATATCAAAAACAATTGGATACTACAGTGACTGGCGCTGGGCAGGTATTGAACTTAATCCTAGCGATGGGAAACTTACACGCAGTTTGCTTGCATGCGATCCTCTCTATGTTTATAGTGGAAATGTAATTGATACAGACGTTGTTAAAAATAGATTTAACAAGTTTTTTGCAGAAAAACGTCTAATATTTGCTGACACCTTTAGCCATCTACCTCAACAACAATTGGGACTAGCAGTCAGTATTAACTCATATGAATTCTGGCCTTTGGATCCTATTAAGCAAGAAATGCAGCAGGTGTTTCATCTATTGAGACCAGGTGGTTATTATATTTTCACCTATAACGATTGTGAAAAAATGCCAGGACTTGATTTTTGTACAAATGACTTTCGTGCATATAACACCAAAACACTAATGACCAATATAGCGTATGGCTTAGGTTTTGATATTGTAAAAGAACAATGCTACAAAGATAGCCATAGTTGGTTAGTTGTTAAAAAACCAGGCGAACTAACCAGTCAAAAA